AAGATAACGAAGTGTTACAAAGCAAAGTTTCGAAAGATGAAGCATTATTAGCTGTACAAAACGCTCTAATCTTGCAGAACAAATCAGACTACGACGTTGCAGTTAAAAAATTACCAACCATAATTAAAACAATTGATACAAAATACCGTACTGTATACTCAACTATTGAGAAATGGAGGGAAGATAAAAATGTATCGAATGATTGCAACGATAGTATTACTTATCTTAATACTTTTAATTACTAGTGGATGTGCTACTAAACAGCCCGAACCACAAATCGTATACGTTCCACAGCGATGTGCCATACCAGTAGTAGAAGAACCTACAATCGATAATACAAGCTATAGTGATCCTAAGGATATTGTTGCTAAAGCTCTTACTAATTACACAAAGATGAAAGAGTATGCTGAAAAGTTACTTGCTTCTCAGGTAGTATGTAAGTAGTTATAATAATGTATTAGGATAAAATTATATTAGTATTTAATTTAATTATGATATACTGACTATGTTTTAATTTTTCAGTTAAGGAGAACCACATGGCTTGTAAAACTAAGTCCCCTAAACCACCTAAAAAATAATAATATTATAGAGCTACTTCTACTTGAGGTGGTTCTAATAATTTTATATGACAAAGGGTCTTTGTGGCTAAATTAGAAGATTTACGTGGGTTGCTAGAATATGCTAATGATAAACAAAAAATTAATCTTGAGTGTGTGATACGTCATAATGGTAATGTTACCAAGGCTGCAAAAGAATTAGGGTATTGCGTAGAGTCTTCATTACGTGGGATGATTAGTCGTATGATGAAGAATAAAGCTAAGACTATGGGCCCTATAGAGGCTCTTAGCCCACTGTCTACTCCTTCTGGATTTTCTATTGAACGTATAAGTAAGCATATAGACAAAGAAGGCAGTGTCTCTGGTTGGGTTATAGCTAATAGAGATAAAGAAGATCAGTTTAATGCAATGCTTGAAGCATGGACTGAGGTATGTGCTGATATCCCTAAAATTTCACTTACTCCATCTCCAAAATCTTTTCTAAGTGATTTATTGGTTGACTATACTATAGGAGATAATCATACTGGTTTATATGCGTGGGCTGAAGAATCTGGTGATGATTGGGATTTAGAAAAATCTATAGACATTCTACGTAAAGCAATGAACCACTTAGTGTATCACGCTCCAGCTGCTGAGACAGCTTATATCTTAGATGTAGGAGATTTTTTCCATGCTGATAACTCTAGCAATGAAACTTCTCATAGCGGGAATAAGCTTGATGTTGATGGAAGATATGCTGAAGTTCTTAGAGCTGGAGTCCAATGTATTGTTGATCTAATTATATTATCTTTACAGAAACATAAAACAGTCTATTACCGTTCTGCTATTGGGAACCACAATGAGCATTCAGCCATAATGCTAAATGAGGCTATCCGACAGAGATTTTTTAATGAACCTCGTCTTATTGTATTAGATAAAGCTTCTCACCATCACTATTTCCAGTTTGGAATTAATTTGTTAGCTGATACTCATGGACATACTGCTAAACCTGATAAGCTTCCATTACTTATGGCTACAAGCGAACCAATGATGTGGGCACTAACAAAGAATAGAGTATGGCGTACTGGTCATATCCATCATGAGTCAGTAAAAGAATATAGTGGATGCAGTGTTGTTTCGTATCGTACTCTAGCTCCTAAAGATGCATGGCATAAAGCTAGCGGATATGAAAGCAATAGAGAAATGCAGTATACCGTATACCATAAAGAGCGTGGTAGAGTTGGCGCAAACTATGTTAACCCGTCTATGCTTGCTGGATACTGATGTGGATAAACAACATTTACAATATTTACAAGCAGGTATTCACTCTCAAACTGCTCCAGCTAGACTTGATATGAATAATTTACTATATAAAGATAATTCTATTCTTAATGGAGATGGTCATATCCTCCCAAGCCAGGCACAAATTGATGGGATAGATGGTGATTATATTCAACCAGCTAATAACTCTGGGCTAGTAGAACCTTTAGTTCTTGATTATCGTGGATACCAAGGAGACGATGTTGATGCATTCTATCGAGGAGGAAAACTTCCTAACTATATTACTGCAAGTACTGAATCTGGATTTGCTCCAAATAGTGGCGCTTGGAAACCTAATAATGACGTAGAAAATACATTTACATATACTCCAAGTATTGAACAGATAAGTAGTAATGGTGGAGATAAGTATACAAAAGGATTAGTAAGATATTTTTCTAAAGAAGAAGCTCCAGATGGTCATACTTTAGCATGGCCAGCTCCTATGTATCCAATTTATTTATCACCTGATTCGAAAGGAAATTAATATGAAGAAAGACTATCTAAGATATTTGCAGGAGGGTCTTAATGCTCAAGCTAGTACAGACCAGCAGAATGCTATGGCTTTAAATGGTGCAAATGGTATGACAATTACTACTGATGCGAATTCAGATTGGGATATGTATTTAGCAGGAAAAGTACCAACACCTCCAATGGTTGTTCCACGTGTTCCAAGTTATTTTGATCACAGCTGGGAGCTTTGATATCTTTTAATTTACAATATATCTAGTAATTATTTATTGGTAGGTTATTTTTAGAAGTATATTAGAACCACTAAGTGTGGTTCCAGTATGATTACTTAAGGTTCTTAAGTTTATATAGACAAGTATGAAGTGACGTCTCTAGAACATCAATAGTAGATTTTATGCTAGAGCATGGTCCCATAGAGCTACGATTTTGTTCTACGAATTTTAGTAAATCTCCTACGAAGACAAGCGGATTTGCTATATACCCTACATATGTTTCGTATGATGGAATAACTCCGTATGCTCCCTGAAAGTCTTCAACAATATCATCTATGTCATCTGGCATTGAAAGATATAAATCATTTAATGCAATATGTCTTACATACGAGTCTGTCTGTAAATGTAGCATATGAACAACTGGAGCTGACATTAATAGTCTTCCAATAAAGTCTCCTACCTCTTGCATGTCAGGCGTAAATCCATCTTCTCCCATTCCATCATTATCATTATCTATTTCATTTCCAATCATTGTGGTTCTAATTTTTAGTCCACGTGTAAATGCTCCAAGACCACTTTTTTTTTCATTACTTCCGTACATATGTACTCCTTTTTATTTTGAGCTGAGATCTCGTTTATTATTATACCATATTGTATGTAATAGGTTATACAGTAATATGGTATAATCATACTATTATAAAACTATATTCCATAGTAAGGTTATACACATATGGCAACTAACACAAAAAAAGCTGAAGTCCCAGTAACTCTAGGTGTATCAGATATAGATAGAAAGCTTCAACCAAAGTGGAAAAATGAACCTACATTTTCTGATTTGGATAAAGATCTAAAAATGAGTGATACGTCTCACACTATGTTTAGAGAGGCACTTATTGTACGCAATGAGAATTTTAAAGGCGGGAAGCCTATAGTATCTAATGCTAAAGGTAAGAGTACTACTCGTCCTAAAACTATTAGAAAGCAAGCCGAATGGAAGTATGCTTCATTAGAAGATCCATTTTTAAGTACAATTGATATGTTTAAGATTAATCCACGTACTGCAGAGGATGCTGATTCAGCTATGCAGAACCAGATACTTATTAACTATCAGTGGTCTACTAAGGTTAAAAAGGTAAAACTAATTAATGATTCTACTCGTAACCTAGTCGATGATGGAACTGTTATAATTAAGGTAGGGTGGGAAGCCGAAGAAGGAACTCGTATTGTAGAAGAAGAGGTTCCTGATTTTGCATCACCAGAAGAGTCTGTAGTTATGTTACGTCAGCAAGTAGAAAGTGGACATCTTACTATGGAGGCTGCTCAGCAAATAATGGCATCTGGTCAGCCAATGCAAAAGGGTACTAAGAAAGTATATAAAGAAAAAACGTATCTTGTTAAGAACCAACCAACATATCAAGTTTGTAATAATGCTAATGTTCGTGTAGATCCAACGTGTGAAGGAATATTGGAAGACGCTAATTTTATGATACATGAATATGATACATCATTCTCTGAATTAAAAAAAGATGAGTATATTAAGAGTTATGAGGAGGAAGAATATTTAGGAAAAGATGGAACAGTTCAAACTCGTAAAGTAAAACATGAAAGTGGTTTCTATAAGAATCTAGATATACTTCAAGAAATGAATATAGAAACTATTGGCGATCAGTATGGTTCAATTTCAGGTCAGACATTTAAATTTAATGATAAACCAAGAAAGAAAACTCGTGCATATGAATATTGGGGTTTTTGGGATATCATGGGAGACGACGTTCTGGTTCCAATTGTTGCTACATGGGTATGTGGGGTTATGATTCGTCTTGAAGAGAATCCATTTCCACATAAGCGTCTTCCATTTGCTATTGCTACATATATGCCTGTTAAACGTGAGATACATGGTGAATCAGATGGTGATCTATTAATAGATAACCAGAATACTATTGGTAGAATGACTCGTGCTGCTGAAGATATTACTGTATCACAAGCTATTGGACAGACATTCGTAGATGAACAACTATTCCCATCTCCAGTTCAAAAATCAAACTATGAGAAAGGGAATACTGTTTACTTCCGTCATGGGTTAGATCCACGTCAAGCTATTCATAAGCAGAATATAGAACAAGTTCCATCATCTGTATTCCAAATGATTCAAGCACAAAATTCAGAAGCAGAATCGTTATCTGGAACCAAGGCATTTAGCCAAGGAATAAGCGGAGTAGCGTTTGGTTCTGTTGCAGAGAATACTCGTAGTATGTTAGATGCTACATCTAAGCGTGAATTATCTATTCTTCGACGCGTTAGTGAGATGTGGAAAGACGTAGCTCGTATGACAGTTGCAATGAACCAAGCATTTTTAGAAGAGCAAGAAATTATTCGTATTACAAATGGGTTCGTAGCTATACGTCGTGATGACCTATCTGGAGACTTCGACTTTGATATGGATATATCTACACCAGAGAAGGACAATGATATTTCTCAGAAGCTTACAATGCTTTTACAGACTAATGCTGCTACAATGAATCCAGAAATTATGCATAAAATGTATAAGAAGCTTGCTATGTTATGGAAAATGCCAGATTTAGCTAATGATCTTGGTGAGTATACTCCTCCTAGCGCAAGTCCATTTGAGGACGAGATGCGTAAGATACAACTAGAGAATGCACAACTAGAAAATATTAAAATTAAGAAACAGATAGAAGAATTAGATAGTCGTATATCTGAACGTGTTAGTCGATCTATCGAGAATGAGACTGATGTTATTACTAAACAATCTCAATCTGATCTACGTGCTGCCCAGGCTCGTAAGATAAGTTCTGAGACTGATCTCAATGACCAAAATTTCCTAGATATTCATGATGGCAAAGATGTTGAACGTAAGATGGCGCTTAGTACTCATCAAAGTAATGCTAATCAATCTTCACAGGATAATGCGTCAGAACAACGACGTTTATCTAAATTAGATGAGATTGCATTTAAGCATGAAATAGGTAAAAGGAATTCTGTAGATAATCATATTCGTTCAAAAGATATGTTTGATCATCAGTCTCCATTAGTAAAAACAGACGGTGGTGTTCCATTACAGTCGGAACCAATAGATACTAACTCAACATCAGAAGGAAGTGACCAATGAATCCAGAAACACAAGGGCAAGTTAGCCCACAACAAAATCAATTAGCTATGGCACAAATGCAGTCACAGGCGCAGCAAGGATTAGGAACTCCTCCTCCACCTCCATTTCAATATAAAGAGAACCCTTCTACAGCACTTATGGCAGCTAATGTAGGTGATCAATTAGAGAAGCGTGCTGCTGATAAAGAACAACAAGCGCTTGCTGCTCGTGCTCAGGCAGATCAAACTACTGGTGGATATGCTGGTCGTGGTACAGCTCAAGGAACTACTGATGCAGATCATCCAAATACAGGTTGGAGTCCATCTTCTCCTGAAGCACATAATATGAATATTCAGATAGCTAATAGAATCAAGGATGGTTCCATTGATCCTCATACTGCTATTATTGCTATGCAAAGTCCAGATGTTTCTCCTGAAATCAAACAGGCATTATCTGTTATAGTTCAGCAATCTCAAGCTGGTGGAAGTCCACAACAACAAGTTCCAGAGCAGCAAGATCAAGGACAACAGATGGCTATGCCACAACAGCAATCTGCTGGGCTAGGAAGTCCTCCACTTCCACAATAAATTCCATACTCTTGAAGTATGGCTTAAAAATATGATATACTTTCATTATCTATTAGAACCACTACCGAGAAGTAGTAAAACTAAATCTATTAACGAGCACTGCTTAGCGCATCTCATAAGGAAGAATATATATGAATCCAGAAGCAATGACTAACTACGAAGAAGTAGAAGTAACCTTACAGGAAAAACTTGCAGAGATTGATGCTAGTATTAGCGAATATCATCAGCAAATCGCATTTGGCGAAGCAATGAAGCGTCTCGAGTCGAGTCCAGATTATCAATTGGTTATTTCTGGAGGTTATCTTCAGGCAGAATCTGATCGTATTACTGGTCTGATAGTAGGTGATGATCCAATCCGACGTGATCAGATGGAAAACATTATCGAGGCAGGGCTTTCTATTAGAAACCTAAAGCAGTTTTTGAAGTATAAAAGAATGGATGCTATTCACGCACCTGACCAGATTGATCAAAGTCTAGCTTTCCGTAAGCAAGTTACAGCAGAATACGCAAGCTATGATGAAGTCATAGAATCGGAAATGGTATAACCTATGGAAGAGATGGACTTTGATAATATGACAGATGAACAAATTGATGAAATACTCAATGGCATTCAGTCTGGTAAATACAATGATTCTACAACTAGTGGTTCTAATAACTCTGAAGAAGATGAAGAATTAAATGAAGTTAACGACGAGGACACTGATGGTTCTGAGTCTGGTGATTCTGAAACTGAAACGAATGAGCAGATCGACGGTGATGCTGAGGAAACAGAAGAAGAAGACGAAGATGAAGACCAGGAAAACTCTCCAGTAGAGAAAGATAACGAAGTAAATGATGACAAAGATAACTCAGCCGATGAACTAGATGTCGATCCAGTCACGGAGCCCGTAGCTATTGATGCAGCAGAGTATGAGCGTTACAAAAAATTCTATGACAAACTTACTACAGCTGAGTTTACGGCTAATGGTAAAAAGGTTAAAGCGTTTACTGATCCAGATAAGATTCTTCAGAGTCAGCAAATGTCTTATGGTTTTGGTCCAAAGATGGCTGCTATCAAAGAGTATCGTCCATTCTTAACAACTTTAAAGGAACGTGGTTTTTTAGCTGATCCTGAAAAGTTTAATTTTGCTATGGATCTTCTAGATGGCGACCAAGAAGCTTTAAAGAAACATATACAGACTTTAAAAGTTGATCCTATAGATTTAGATATGGATTCTATTTCTTACTCAAGTAAGAATCATTTAACTAGCAAGGAAGCATTAGTATTAGAAGATACTATAGAGCTTGCTAAAAACTATGGCGTTGAAGAGAAGCTTAGATCCACAATTGGAAAAGAGTGGGATCAAGAAAGCTTCAATGAATTCCTTACTGTTCCACAAGTTCGCAATGATTTGCTTGAACATATGGCTACAGGAGCATTTGATCTAGTTCAGGATCGAATCGCAGAGATGAAGACGCTTGACTTAAGCGGATCGTTCACTTCTATGAAGGCTACCGATCAGTATAGACAAGCCGTGAAAGCGCTTACTGCTGAGGCAGCAAGAATTAATTCTCAGCAAGGAGTCCAAACTAAGGAAGCTGTTTCTAAAGTTGCAGCGGTAAAACCTACGATGAACAAAGATGCTGAACTTGCTAAAAGACAGCAAGAAGCAGAGTACAAGAGAAATCTTGAATCAAAGAATCTAAAGGCAGAAGCTGCTCGTAAAAAAGCTGTTTCAGTAAGTAAAAAGAAAGCATCAACGGCTATAGATGCCAAATTCGATCCACTTGCTCTTAATGGGAAAGAGTTCGATGACTATGTTGATAGTCTTATACGGTCTTAGATAAAATAATAAGGAGACATACATATGTCATTCATTAAAACTATTACATCATTGGCTCTTGGTGTTGTTTCACACGCTGGTACAATGGAATTCAATAAAGGTGGATATACAACACCTACATCAAGTGTTGGTGTCCAATTTAACGAAAAATTCTGGTCCAAAGTTGCAGTAAAAGCTGCTCGTCGTTATATGACATTTTCACAATTAGGTGAAGCGTTGATCCAACCTAAAAACTATGGTGATACTATCGTTAAATATGCTGAGGTTCCAATTATTCACCAATTGAATATTAATGATCAAGGTATTGATGCAAATGGAGCTGTTCTTATTAAGAATCTATGGTATTCTTATGACGTAAATGGCGCAATGCTTGCTCCTACTACTGGTTCTGCTTCATTGGCTGCTGCTAAAGCTGTTGTTGGTACTGTTACTGTTAAATCTGGTAATGGTAATATGTGGGGTGGAGATAATTCAATCTCTGTTATCCGTGGTTCGTTTCCTGTTCTTGGTGAAGCTGGTGGTAAAGTCAATGCTGTTGGTATGATTCGTCAAATGCTTACTGCTAAAGTTACTGAGTTTGGTTTTCATATTCCATTCACACAAAAGATGATCGATATGGATACAGAAACTGGTTTACTAGCTCGTATGTCTCAAGAAATCGGTATTGCTCAAGGTGAAATCCGTGAGAAACAAATCCAATTTGGACTAATTGCTGCTTCTGAAACTAACCGTGTAATTGGTGGAGCTGCAGGTACTATCGGTGCAATTGGTGCTGCTGATTTGGTAGACTTTACAGACCTTCGTTCAATGGAACAATCACTTAAATTTGCTCGTGTTCCTAAACAAACTAAAATCATTGATGGTTCTACTAATTTTGGTACAACTGTAATTGGTGCTGGTTATACTGCATTTGTTGGTCAAGAGTTATACCCTACGCTTGAAGATATGGTTTATGGTGGTATTAATGTTTGGAAACCTGTAGAGTCTTATGCTGCTGCTGGTACAATCATGGAGAATGAAATCGGTAAGATTTCCCACACACGTTTCGTAGAAGTTATGGAAATGGCTAAGTACGAAGGAGCTGGTGCACTTTCAACTGATGCTGTTAATGACGTAGATGCTGCTAACCGTTATCAAACTGGTTCTAACTATGATGTATTCCCAATTCTTTATGTTGGTACAGATTCATTTGGAACTGTTGGTTTTGAAGGTGACGTTGCTCGTGTTAATACTATTATGCCTAAGGCTGATGCGTATAACGATCCATATGGTAAAAAAGGTGCAATTGCTATTAGCTGGTACTTTGGACTACTTGTATACCGTCCTGAACGTATTCGTCAAATTGTAACTGCAGCTAAGATCGCTTGAAATACGGACCTGTCCGTATCTACCATAGTCTAAGCTAAAGTTAATAGTTGATGCTATATAATGCTTCTATACAAATCGTATAGGAGTATTGATATGGAATTACTACAAGAGTTAGGATCTAGATCGTGGATCAATGGAGCTGGAAAAAAAGATAGTAGAAAGTTTGGATTATTTCAATGTCCAGTATGCAAAGAAAATGTAGAGAAATCACTATCACATGGCAAGCGAGACAAAAACTGTGGCTCTAAAGAGTGCAGAAAAGCTACCTTTAATCCAAATGTAAATATATCAATAATAAATGGTGTTGAGGTAAATACATCTGGTAGGTTTAAGCATGGATACTCTAGAGATCCATATTATAAAACATTTAAGCGCATACATTCATCAATGAAACATAGATGCAGTAACCCCAATGATGAAAGATATTCTAGTTATGGCGGAGCTGGTATTTCAGTATGTGATAGATGGCAATCTGTTTCTAATTTTGCTATAGATATGTTTCTTTCATATAAGGCACTTGCTGTACTTGGTGATGGCACAAAAGCTATGCGTCCATCTATAGATCGTAAAGATCCATTTGGAAATTACAGTATAGATAATTGCGAATGGATTACGTATAGAGAGAACTCAGCTAAAGATAAACGTATTCCAGTAGTTCGCATGGATTACGAAGGAAATGTTTTAGAGACATATGATTCTATGACGCTAGCATCTGAGTTCGAAATGCCATTTGGCTGCAAAACTATTAAAGCAAGCTTGTCAAATATACATGACTGCTGTAATGGAGCTCGTAAAGATCATCTTGGCTTCATATGGGCTCATGCTACCAGTAAAACATCTATGCAGAAGCATGATATAACTATATAGAGCCACACTAGTTGTGGTTCTAATATAGAATTACTAAATTATAATAGTTTACAAAATAAATAATATATGCTACAATGTCAGTTGGAAATGTAAATCTGGCTTTGCTTAAGTTTCATTTAAGAAACTAATAAGCATTCATGTACTAAGGCACTGTATTAAAATTACATCCACGACTATATAAGGAAATAAATATGTCACCTACTGAAGAAATGTATCGTTCAAAAACTAATGCAGAATTAAAAGAAATGCTAGAAGTATTAGAACTATCTACTCCTAAAGCAAAAAATCCGTTCAAGCCTAATAAAGATGAAATGGTAAAAGTTCTTATGGAATTTAAACGCCATCAAGATAATATTAATGGATATGAGCCAGAAGAAGGCGATGAGATTCCAGAAGAAGATGAAGAGGAAGAAGTAGTTGTTGTAGCCCCACGTAAAAAGAAAGAGAGCAATGCTGAGAAGGCTGCTTTACTTAAAGCTGATCTTATGCGTTCTGAATTAGTTATCGTACATGATACTCAGACTTCACAGACCGCTACTGCTGCTAGAACAGTTACCTGGGGTAATCGTCTACTTGGTATTCAGAATGATGTAGTTAAGTTTGGTACTCCTTGGTATGTTCGTCGTGGTGCATTAGCTAATTTACGTTGTAATGAAATTACTGAATATTCACAAGAAGAAAATGGTCCAATGCGCACAGATACTCGTAGTCGTTATATGATTACAGATGTAGCTGGATGGACTGAAGAGCAACTGGCTACTGCTGTTGCAGAACAACGTATTCGTAACTCTCGAGCATACTAACTTATATCAATACTCAGAACCACATGGTTGCTGGGTATGAATATATGCTATAATGCTAGTAATAAAAATACAGATAAGGAACTTGGATGTCAATCTTTAAAATACCTAGAGGTAAAACATATACATTCTCCATAACTGTTCTAGAAAAAAACTCATATCTACCTAAAAATTTATTAAATATGGATACCGTAAAGACATCATTTAGTTTAGTTAAACTATCTGACCTATCAGTGGTTCCAGGTACTATAACTGTGGTTCGAGTAGTAGATGATAAACTTCTTCCAACTGATCCAGATACGTATCTAAACGGTAGGCTTGCTGTTACTATGCCATATTCCCTTACTTCTCTACTAAGTTATGAACGTGGAGATAAGGTTGATGGGTACTATATTAAACCAATGTATCAAGGTATTGTAACTGTAAAGTTTATAGACTCTACTTTAGATATAGTTGCAGTTATCCCACAAATATCTGTAATTCCTACAGGAGTATAATTATATGTTATCAGATATATCAATAGATCAGGATGCTGTTTTAGTATCTCAGAACCACATAGTACTCTCTGATTTTGCAGTAGAATCTAGCGTACATGAAGTAGAACCAGTAGTTCAAATATTTAACGAAGAGTTTGTTCTTGCTAGTGGTGGAATGTATTCTAATGGTAATGGTCTTATTGGTGCTATTCCAACATGGATACTTGATGCAATCAGAGAACAACTGACTACAGGAAGCGGAAATATAACTCAAGTTCTATATGATTTACAAGCAGTTATGAGTTCATTTCAGATAGGTATAACACAAACCCTAGCTTCATTAAATACTTCAGCATTATCTCAATCTAGTATAACTACCACTCTTGCTTCACAGGTTGATGCTAATAGGTCAGAAGTTCTTAATCTAATAGCTACTAAAGTTACTCCTACTGATGCACAAGCTATTGCAGTTAATGCAATACACTCTACTTTTGGTACTGATGCTTCTGCATTTGTAGGTGGAATCGCTAGCACTTATGTAGATGCTAACAGCGCAATAGCTCAAGACGTTAATCTTATTTCTGCTACTCTTAATGGGCTATCTGCTAGTGTAAATACTATTGATAGTGTTGTTATTAAACATGATTCTGAGCTAGCTGTATTAAGCACCGATATAAAAACAGCTGTTGCCGTCTTGCAATCACAGGTAGACGGTGCTATTGATTCATGGTATTATAGTTATGTTCCAACTCAAGATAGTCTTCCATGGTCTACATGGATTTCTGTAGATAATGCTAATCTAAATATCCTAGAGCAATCTAAACATTTGGGTGACTTATTTTATAATTTACTAGATGGTACAGCATATAGATTTGTTAACTCAAATGGTATATTTGGATGGGCTACAGTAACAGATACGGCTATTACTCTTGCTCTTGCTAAAGCTGCTAACGCTCAGTCTACTGCGGATGGCAAGGCAACTATATATTATAAGACTTCTATGGAAATGAGTACTATCGCATCTTTATGGAGTGCACAAACAAAATTAGATAACATTGGGGATACGTGGGTTAACTCTGCAACAAATGTAGTATCTACATGGAATGGTTATGATTGGATAAATGCTGAAACTACATGGTCTGTTACATCAGCTAAAGTATTGACTGGAGCTGATGGCTCAGTTATGGGCTGGGAAGCTGTAAATAAAGGAAGAACTGGAGCGCCTGCTGCTACAACTAGAGCTATGACAATTGTAGCTGATACATTTAAAATAGTTAATTCTTCGGGGGTTACATGGGTTTCAACACCTACTACCCTTGATCCTAATGCTGGTTACTTTAATACATCTACAGCGTATACACCATTTAGTATAGTTGGTAGTGCTATTAACTTTAATGGCAGGGTTAACATTAGTAATTTTGCTGATAATGAAAAACCAATAGTCTACCTTGGAACGTTTGCTACAGTAGCCTCGCTGCCAACGGTTGGTATTGTGGCTGGCAGTGAAGGGTATGTAACTGCCTATGGCTATTATGTGTTTGATGGGGCAAAGTGGAACTTACGCGTTGGAACCACATTTCTTACGATCATAGAATCTACAAATGGGGATACGTTTAGAGTTGGGCTCAGTCAAAGCACACTACTGATAGCGCATGTGTTTTCCAATGGAGTAGCCGTGACTGACTCGCTACCACTTACTGATTTTAGATGGAGACGACTATCTAAGGATACGGTAGCAGATGCCTTATGGAATATCGGACATCTATCTGGCTATAAGCAAATATCTGTTGGTATAGACGATGTTCAAGCTAGAGCTACATTTTTTTGTGATATAATATCTGCATAATTAAAACAACTAAGGAATAATAGATGGCACTCGTATCAACAGGGCAATTCACATTAATCGATCAAAATGACGCAAGATCAATCAGTTCACTCCTTAATGCTAGTAGCGGTACTCAACAAGTTTATAATAAACAAGACGATACCGCAGGAATCTTCTCACCAAGTTGGTTTACAACTAATCTGATTCTTACTCCAATAATCTCTATTGGCGGATTAACCTCAGATCAAGCTTGGGCAAGAATTACCTCTAGAACGTTTTCTCTTACTCGGGGAGGTATAGCAATCACCTCTGTTGATGCGAATCCTGGTCTCTCGTTTGTTGACAATCTTGATACTAATCTAGCTTCTGGTAGTGTGTTTACTGTGTCAAATACTACAAATAATATTATCGGTGTGCCCACTATAGCAGTAAGAGGAAATTTGAAATCCTCCGTGAGGGTTTTTTCGTTTAATTTTTCATGCATCTACACTGATCCTGACACGCTTCTTTCTACTACTATAGAGAATTCCATAACCCTTTCATCTATAGCTACTGGAACTAATGGTGTCTTTATTTTAATTAGAGGCTCTACCTCTGTGCTAGAATCTAGTACAGGAACAAAGAATGCGCTTGCAATTTCAGCAGACCTATATCGTGGTAGTAATATTGATACTACAGGATTAACCTATAAATGGTTTGCTTCAAATGGCGGTGTGCAGGTATCCACATCCACCTCGTCGTTTGCAACAATGTACGCTATGTCTAACGTAGTTTATCCTACGAATCCAACTCCTGCAGTCATCAATGGGGCAAATGTGCCTTTACTTGGTGCAGGGAATGCGCTCAATACGATTAGCATAAGCGAAATAGCAATAATCGATTTGGATACGTATAGAGTAGACATTACAGGTGCTGATGGAATTACCTACTCTTCTACCTTTACTGTATATGATATATCAGACCCGTATGATACTCAAATTCTCTCCAGTACTGGCGACAAGCTACAGAATGGAATTGGGTCTACTACTCTTACGCCTATTGTAAATAACGGCTCAAGTCAAGTTACAAATCTGACTGGATGGTCATTTACATGGTACATGTTTGACAAGAACGGATTCAGATCAGCGTTTGTTGATACTGGTAGAATATCTACGCTTGGTGGAGCATTAATTAGTGCTAATGGTACTGGAATTGCTGCTACTATTACATACGGCGGAACTTCGTATGCTTTTGTCGCTGGAGATATAATCAAATGTGTACGCCCTTCTGGCGCAGCATTTTTCTACGAGGTGGCCTCTAGTACCACTAACGTAGTGACGATTAGAACTCCTACTACTAATACATTTCTTAACTTTACAAATTATCCAGCCCCAGTGACAACCACTGATTTTGTAAATGGTAAAATGTATGGATGTACTGTTCAGGGAATACGTACTACAGCTGCTGCGGCTGGTATTGTTGTCACAGGCGATGATGTTGACTCTAAGACTCGCATTACTGTTGAGTCAACTAGACCGTAAGGATTGACATGGCATTAGTATCAAGTGGCGAGTTCACGCTAATAGATGTTAACGATGGGCTAAGTGTGCATACTATCACCGTCTATCAACAATCATTAACACAACCTTCTGCTCCTACCGGGGGCTCTTATAATTTTACCTCTCGATTATTGGTTCCCCCAACAGGCTGGCTTATCGGTTTACCATCCACAACGACAACCCCAACCTGGGGGACTACGTTTTCATTTTTTACAAATGATGTTATTACCACAGTACTGGCTACGACATGGTCTGTACCAACTATCTACTCATTACAAGGGGTTGCTGGAAATAATTCTGGCGTACCTACTATATATTTTGTTAACACGTCAAGTAGCATTGCACCGACTAATGCATTGTCTGGTACATTTACTTATACCTTTGCTACGGGAGTTCTTAGTGGAGGTACACTAAATGGCTGGGTGACTGCACTACCTACTGTTAGCGCAGGCCAGTTTATATGGGCTAGGCAAGCAAGTGCAGTTAGTAATAACTTCACTGATACTATAGGGGCTGCAGAATTTAGTGGGGCTGTATGTATAAATGGCATCGGTACGAATGGTCTGCAAGGTATTGCTGGACTAAACAGTGCTGCTATATTTCTCTATGCTGTATCTACATCTAACACTACTGCTCCAACGGCATTTAGTGGGACATTTATTTACACATTTAGTACAAAAGCACTATCTGGAGGTACCTTGAATGGATGGGCTGTGTCCGCTCCCTCTGTTCCTGCGGGATCATTTTTATGGTTTAGTCAAGCTACGGCACTAAGCAATACTGACACAGACGATATTCCTGCTGCTGAGTTTAGTGCCTCCTCCGTTTTATCTGGTACAGGTATAAACGGTGTAGCCGGTGCTCCTGGAGCCAACGGTGTGGCAGGAAATAGAGGACCTGGGTTTTACAGGGCTGGGTCTACTTCATGGAGTGACTTAACTGCCAATGCTACTGTGCCAGGTGGAGTGCCTGTTGTAAGTGATATAGTTACCTTATTTACTACTGGGTATTCTGAAACAAAACAGTGGAGTGGTACTGCGTGGGTTGCAGCTGCGCTGGCAATCGATGGGAATCTGATTGTTACTGGTACTATAAATGGGTCAAAAATTGCTACTAAAAGTATTTCTGCTGAACAGATAGCTGCTGGTACTATTACTGCTGATAAAATTACAGTAGGGTTTGGTGGTTGTA